ACTATTTTATGGGAGTTCTCCCATCCTCTCAGTATGGTTCGGTAGCTGTTATGCCTGGTGCATTAGCTTCTTCCGATAGTCCGTCCCGTGTTTATGCTTCTCCTTTGGGTGCCGGTTCTGTTGGTTCTATTATGAACTCTCCCTCCTCTACTTCTGTTATTACTAGTAATACTTCTTCCGCTACTCGTTATGCTACTCTTAATTCTGACCTATCTGCCTTGTCAATCCGTGCAACTGAATACCTCCAGCGCTGGAAAGAAGTAGTCCAGTTCTCTAGTAAGGATTATTCGGACCAGATGGCTGCCCAATTCGGCATTAAAGCCCCTGAGTATATGGGTAATCACTCTCATTTCGTTGGAGGTTGGTCTAATGTAATTAGTATTAATGAAGTTCTTAATACCAATCTTGAAGCCGATACTTCTCAGGCTGTCATCGCTGGTAAAGGTGTTGGTTCTAATTCCGGTCATACTCTCACTTATGATTGTGGTGCTGAACATTGTGTATTGATGATTGTATATCACTCTGTGCCTTTATTGGATTGGGCATTAAAAGGTCATAACCCCCAATTGTTGTGTACTAGTATTACTGATTTTCCGCAACCTGCATTCGACCAATTAGGTATGCAGCCTGTTCCGGCTTTGGCTTTGAATAATAGTCCGTCTTGTCCTACAGGTAATATCGGTTATAATCTTCGCTATTGGCAATGGAAATCTAATATAGATACTGTTCACGGCGCTTTCCGCCCCTTTACTGCTTATCAGTCTTGGGCTGCTCCTTTACAAGGTTCTCAGCCTCAGGTTTCTGGTCAGTCTTCATTTTCTTATCAATCTTTCAAGGTTCGACCTCAGCAATTGAATTCTATATTCCAATCTCAGGTTTCTACTACTGCATATAATGTAGCTTATGACCAATTGCTGTGTAATGTGAATTTCAAAGTCTACGCTGTTCAGAACTTGGATAGAAATGGTTTACCTTATTAATTGTGTGTCGTTATGAGAAAATTTGCTTATGTCCCTAAGGAATTAATTCCGGATGATTATGTTCCTCAATTTGTTGAGGGAAACCCCGTTTATCAAGAATCTGCGTATGATTCAGTTATGTTGGAAGAAGTCGAAGCTGGAAAATTCCAGTTTATGGATATGACCTCCATTCTTCTGAATCAGGAAAAATATCGTCGTTTACTTGGCGATATGAATGTTAATAATATATTGGCTCAAATGCATCCTACTCAGTCTACTGTAATGGATGGTATGACGGATGAAGAACGTTTTGCGTCTGTTATCTCCCGTCACTGTCAGTCTATGTCAGAGCGTCAGGCTGTTTTACAACAGTTGGCCTCTGAGCATTCTGAATTGACTGCTTACGCAAAGAGTATGTTGGCAGAGGAACAGTCAGCGCCCGCCCCTGAGGCTTCCGCACCTGCTGCAGCTGCACAATGAAGTTTCTAGAAATTGGAGAGAGCTTGCTCTCTCCATGCAACCAACCGCAGTTTATTGGTGCTGCTATTAGTGCTATTGGAGGTGCTCTTCAGCAATCCTCTGCTAATCGTGCTAATTTCCGTAATACTCAGCTTACCAATAAGTTCAATATGCTGGAAGCCAAGAAACAACGTGATTGGCAAGAAAAGATGGTTGATGAATCGCGAGAATATAATTCTCCTGAAGCTATGATTTCTCGTGGTTTGAATCCGTTTATGTCTGGTTCTGCTGCTCAGACTGGTGCTGGCTCAGGTTCTTCGCCCTCTGGTGGTCAGGCTTCTGCTGCCAGTCCTATTCCGTATCAGGCTTTTCATCCGGACTTTTCAAGTGTGGATACTGCTTTGGCTTCATTCGCTCAAGCTAAGAAGTTTATATCTGAATCTAAACAGATAGACACTCTTCTTCCTTATATGGTAAAAAAGATGTTAGGTGATACTAATTATAAGAATATTGGTGTCGGTGAGTCTGGTTATTGGAATAAGGAAACAGGCCGTATTTCTGCTGAATTAGACCAATCTATGGAGCGTCAGCAATTAGATAACGCTGTTACTGCTGGTAAGCTTTCTGCCGCTCAAACGACTCAGATTTATTTACAGTCTGATTCTCAAGCTGTCCTGAATAAATATATGGATGCTCAGCAGCAAGCAGATTTGTTTACAAAAGCCCAGTATCTTTATAATCTTGTACAACAAGGAGCTCTGACTGAGAAACAGATTCAAACTGAAATTCAACGTGCAATCCAGGTTGCTGCTCAGACGCAAGGCCAGAAGATTACTAATAAGATAGCTTCTGATACTGCTGATTCTCTTGTAAGTGCTACTAATATGGCTTACTATACACAGTATTATGATTCTCTTTGGGATTATAAGAACGTCAATAATCGTAAGAATATGCAGTATTCTAAAGATAAGGCCTTGCGAGACTATTATAAGTGGTCTGCTGGTAATGCCAGAAAGGACTTTGAATCTTATGGTTTACGTAATTCTATAGATTATGGATCTCGTATTTTTCAGGGTGCTGGTAATATAATTGGAGCTATGCGCCCCGGTGCTCAGGTTTCCCGTAATGGTTCTAATGGTATAGGTTATTAGTTATACTATCTTTTTGCTTTAGTAATTCTGTGTTTAATTTTGATTGGCCCGCTCGTGATGAGTAGGCCTTTCTTGTATACATACTTCAGGACTAAAAGCCCATCGCGGCGCTTGAGCGATATACACCCGCCGCCCGCGTAGGGCCTGATCGAAAAACGGAGCGAAGCGACCTACCTTGAAGCGAAGCGGTATTTTAGCACGTAGGTGCGCAAAGGCAAGACAGACTTTCTGCCTTGCCGTGCCTATACACCCTGTATACATCTTGCACTTTGTCAAGCGAAGCCCCTAGTTCAATGCGAATGCAAAACTGAGTTATCCTCTCAGTTTCTCTCTCTCTTGTCTATAAACGTTGAACTCACACAAGACCGTACCAAAGGAAAATATCCGAAAAATCTTGCATATATAAAAAATAATGTCTTTCTTTGTCCTCTGTAGAAGCCAACTTATTATTATTAACGTTTAAAATTTATGATTATGCAGAAATTTATTATTTCAATTAAAGAGAAACATTCCGGACGTGATGTTATTGCGCCTTATATTGTCAATTCTTTGGATGGTCTTGGAAATTATTCTGAGCGAATTTCTCCGTTGGGTCTTGTTGTTATTGTGGATTCAATTAAAGAAGAGAATCAATTCGTCGAACCTGTTAAATCAACTCAAAATGGCAACTAAAAATAATATATGGAAAATTATTATTGGAGCTGTCAGTGCGGCTCTTGGTTACATTCTTAATGCGATAGGCTTATGAATCCTGCTCTTATGCATTTTCTTGATGGTTTGCTCCAGCTTAACTATCATTTTACTATAACCAGTGCTTATCGTACTCCCGAACAGAATAAAGCTGCTGGAGGTGTTTCTACCTCTCAGCACTTAAAAGGTGAAGCCATTGACTTTAAGCCTTATGGTTCTACGACTTATAATCAGTTGTCGTCTTATATTATGGATAATGTCGCCTATGACCAGTTCATTACTTATGATGGGTTCATGCACATTTCTTTTGGTCCTAGAAATCGTCATCAACATATAGAAAATCGAATATGAGATATACGCCGGATTTGCTTAAGGCTGCTGACCATTGTCAACATCGTTCATTCATTACCAACAAATATACAGGTAAGCGTATCGCTATAGATTGCGGTCAATGTGACTATTGTATACACAAGCGAGCTCAAAAGGCGTCCATGCGTGTGAAGACCGCCGGAAGTGCCTTTAAGTATTGTTGGTTTGTTACGCTCACCTATGATAATGAACACGTTCCTCTATTCAATTGTGAAGTATACCATTCTGAATATGATGATGTTTTAAGCGATTCCGGCGTTGTTTATGGATGTGAAGAGCATGCTCGTGTCCCGGTTTCTGAATTCTGTGCTGCTGACCCTCAGCGAATACAGCATATATTCTTTACTCAGGTTCAGGGTACGGTTTCATATAACCGTGAATCAGGTGAGTATGAGCCGGTTAAGGATAATTGGTTTGTATCTATTGATTCTATGCGTGCTTTTATCCATAAGACTCAATCCGCTACACCTTACGGTAAGGATGGAGAACTTTCCCGTAGATACGGTAATAACCTTATCCCTTTTCTGAATTACGTTGATGTTCAGAATTATATTAAACGTTTACGTAGACATTTAGACAGATATACTAATGAAAAGATATCATTTTACGCTGTTGGCGAGTATGGCCCAGTCCATTTCCGCCCACATTTCCATTTGCTATTATTCTTTAACTCAAAGGAAATCTCCAATGTCATTCGAGAGTGTCATAATAAAAGTTGGAAGTTCGGTCGTTCAGATATCCAATGTTCCAACGGTGGATGCGCTTCGTACGTTGCGAGTTACGTTAACAGCTTGGCTTCTGCTCCCTCTCTTTATCGCTCATGCCGTGCGTTTAAACCCCGTTCAAGAGCGTCCCTTGGATTTTTTGAGAAAGGTGAAACATTTGATGAGGGTGAAGATGTCTATGCGCAGATTGAAGCTAAAATCGATTCGGTCGTTAATGGAAGAGAGTATAATTTTAATGGCATCGTTGTCAAGTCAACTCCCCCCATATCGTATATCCGTTCCTTACTCCCCAGATTCTCAGGAGCTCGCTGCGATGATGTTGTTGCGATATCTAGAGTTATTTCAGCAGTCACAACAGCGCCAAAAAGAATCGCACGGTTCGGCATTGTAGATTATGATAGTAAATCTATTTTATCTATTGTGCGTGCATATTATAGATATATAACTTTAAATCATATATTAACTGATGAAGATAAGATTATATTACATAATGCTAGGTGTCTTACTAGGTTCGTTAACAGTTCTAGCGATGTCGATGTTGAATATTTTATTAATAAGTTATATCGGCTGTTCCTTTATGTCTCCAAGTTCCTCCGGAATTGGCATCTCCCTGGCATCGGTGATAATTTGTATCCTTTTGCCAATCGTATTAGTTTTATCATTAAAACGGGTCTAGAATATGAAAAGAAAGCGGATTATGTACGAATGTGTGATTCGTTGCGAATACAAGAAACATGCGAATTCCCTTTATTGCGATATTTTTACTTACCAGCCTCAGGATGTGAAGTGTCGACCGTTAAGGAGGAAGAAGATGGAACATTTTCCACGTACACTATTCGAGACAGAATGGCAGGAATCAAACCGGTCGTCTTACATTTTGATGACCCCCGAAAATTATTACTTTCCCCAGCTCTTTCTCGTTTGGTCGGACCATCCTTTAAAGCCTCGCAACCTGCAAATTACAACGATTTGTGCGACGACTTACAAAGGTGTTTGGATAACCGTTCATCGAAATTCTGTCGTGATATGATTAAGCATAAGAAACTTAATGATGCAAATGATATATTTAACCATATGGTCTAATTTAAATTAATTAATTATGAGTGATTTTAATCCGCTAGACCGAGCGAAAGTTGCCGTTCATCGCTCATCCTTTGATTTGTCTAGTAAAAAATTATTTACGGCAAAAATTGGTGAGATTTTGCCCGTTTATTGGCAGATTGCTATTCCAGGGAATAAGTATAAAATCTCTTCCGATTGGTTTACTCGTACTGTCCCTGTGAATACTGCTGCGTATACTCGTATTAAGGAGTATTATGATGTTTATGCTGTGCCTTTACGTCTGATATCTCGTGCTCTACCTCAGGCATTTACTCAAATGACGGATTATATGACGTCTGCTGCCAGTACCGCTGCTAATACGAAGCAACTGACTCAAGTCCCGTTCACTTCTCTCGGTACTATCTCAACTGGAATGGCCCGTTTCGTCGGTGATGGTGTTGTTGATGATGCTGGTTTTAATATGTCTTATGGCGCTTGTAAGTTATTGGATTATCTTGGTTATGGTGCGTTTATTGGTACAGGAAATCAGAAGAAATCCGAAATTACCAAAAATTATCTAGGTGCTGTTTTTTCTTCTGATTCTCAGAATCCGTTAATCTATGGCACATCTATGATGGTAAACTTGTTACCGTTATTGTCCTATCAGAAAATTTACTTCGATTTTTACAGTAATTCTCAATGGGAAAAGCATTTGGCCTATGCTTATAACGTAGATTATTGGACTGGAGGTGAAATGGATACTTCAGACGAATGGTTCAAAATTCGTTACTCAGATTACCCGAAAGACTATTTTATGGGAGTTCTCCCATCCTCTCAGTATGGTTCGGTAGCTGTTATGCCTGGTGCATTAGCTTCTTCCGATAGTCCGTCCCGTGTTTATGCTT